GACTTGATAGACAGGCATGTAGGATAATTGCAACTAATCCCTTATGGTTGTTGTCAATGTCCTTATGAGTATAATTGACCTTGATTAACTTTTTGTTGAATACTGACTTCGTACCAACAAAAAATTTATGAGTAACAGGATGAGTTCCCCACACGATTGCAGGCGAACCATCAATCTTGACTGATATATGTCCATGTGGTGCGACTGTATAAGACTTGACTGCTTTTAAGAAATCAAGACTACCAGTTAGAACTGTGTCTTCGGGATGTTCAATGTGTAAATTAAGCATGTGGGTCGAATGATCTTAAGTATATTATAACAAAAAATATGACGATTACAAGTATCAATAGTAACTTTAACATTATGCAGCCTCCCTGAGTTGTTGTTTGATCTCCTGTAAAACTGATCTTCTCTCAATTACAAAATCTCTGACTCTCTCTCTGTCAAGTGAGTCTCCACCACCCCATGTAACGTGAGTGCCTTCTTCACATAGATCAAGATAGTTAAGAGTTGCAAGTGCTAACTCTTCTCTGGTCAATCCGTCAATCGGATATAATACATCTGAGTGTGATGGTGAGTAGAATGACTCACAATAATCAAGAAATTCTTTAAAGTTGTTCATGAGTGGGAAACCTCTTTGCTTATGTACTTATTATAATCCCTATCAAGTAAATTGGTAGGAAACTTGTGACACTAATAATAGTGGCACATATTAGGGGGTTACTATCATACCTAGAGTAAATTTCATCGACCTTACAGACGATCCTGAGAGGAGCAAGTTGGTATCATTTGATACATTTATTGAATTTTCTCCTTGCAAGTACACATTTTGTAAGTATTATCAATTTTAGTTGATATTTCTGCCATTTCCTCAAGATGATAATTATCTGTCTCCATTTGATATGCGTTAAGTGCTATCGAAATGAGACAAAGTTCTTCTTTTGTTAAATTAAGTAGCATCGTGTTTACCTCATGTATAAGTATCCAGTATTCCAAGTCACAAAACTTGGTGTGTGCATCAATGTCCTGTCTCTTATCACTCTCATGTCAAATCTTACATGCTTTGCGGGTTTGCTCCATGATGCTGCCATGTAAACTTCTCCTGTATTCTTATCAACAAATGAATGAACACTTCCATCACGATACTCATTTCTATTTTGAAATGTATCATACTCTTGTTGTATGATCTTATAATACTTACGACCTTCCTGTATGCGAAACTTCATTAAGTTTGCTGTTCCGTTCTCTAACTCATCTAATTGCTGTTGAGCATACTCTGGGTAATCTCCTAATAGATTTCTCTGTAATGATCTGATGTGATACTCTTTATAGTTCTGTGTGATGGCATCACAATACTGCTCAGTCCAGACTTTAACATTCTCTCTGAGTTGTTGTTTGATCTGATCTCTTTTGATAAAATCCTCTAAGGATTCGTTCTTGGGTGGGTTGAGTTCTGTTACGGTCATTTGAAAATCCTTTGTTTATATTACTATTATAAGGCATTTTATACCCTATGCGTGGTAGTGTGTGACACATAATTAATTGGCACTAAATATGTGACCTTCTCCAATTTCTATGTAATCATGTCTTAGGTTTGCTTCCCAAGTTCTCTCCCAATCTATCACAATCCAATGTGGTATGTTGTTTGATATGTAACCACAATCTTGGCATATCTGCTCTGCAAATTCTGCACCACTCTCATATTGACCTTGATACATGTCCTCAAAGTTCTCAATGTCGTAGTCTTCCATAAACTCATCGACTACTCCTTGTCCATAATCCTCAACAAGTCTATGATATGTTTCATAGTTATCTCTGAAGTTCTCCTCTCCATGCTCCTCAATGAAGTCACACATATCGTTGTACTCCCAGTTGTAGAGTTCATTATACTCATCAAGAAGTTCCTGTGTCTCTTCTTGCATTTGTCCTGTCGAAAGTCTTGCCATAGGAATAAGGGGATAATTGGATGCGAGAAACAAAAATCATAACTAAGATGATTTTGTTTCCCCACTATTATAATAGCATTAAAAAACCCCCTGTGAAGGGGGCTTGTGACAGTTTGTTAATCGTCATACACTAGACATTCTGGTTCGTCTGGGTGCATATCACAAAATAGTTCTAAGGCATTTGGGTCATGATGATCTCCTGCTGCAATCTCCTTTTTGTGATGTCCAACATACTCCTGTAACTCATGTAATTCTTCAGTTGCATGTCTTTTCATTGGTTCTGAAGTGCTTGGGTCTGCAATCAGTTCCTTGTCATGTTGAATGTGGTCTTCGATAGTTTTCATAGTGACCTCCTATTATGTAACTATTTATTTGTGAGTGTTTTTGCTTGTAGTGGCATTTTACCACTTAATAAAGATAGCAATTCTTTTGAGTGCTTGAGATATATTGAATGATGTGCTATCTTACTAACAATCGTAGATCGGATACAGTTGTAAATCTCTTCTGGGGATGCTTCACTCTCTAGTGATGCTTCGATCCACACCTCTAGTTGTTCTAAACAATAGTTTTTGTCATCCATTTTTGTCGAGTTTGATTATTTCCTGTATCATATCCTGTATCTCTTCGGATGTCAACTGGTTAAGAAACATCCAATTAGGGTCTTTTTTATCCCACTCAACAGTAAATGAACCATTGTCATTTTGTTTAACTTCTAAACTCATCGCCATTTTGTAAGAGGTTTTGTTTCAATTAACTTTTGTGTCTCGATTTCATCACTTTCGTCAGGATTTGTATGGTATGTAACTTCCTTTAATGTCTTGAGATACTCTAATACATGCTCTCGTATCTCCATCAGGTCTTCATAACATCCTTGATTATGCGCGCATCCACGCAAGTTGTGGTCTGGTTTCATTACAGACTCGGTAAAAAGGTCTAATGCTCTTTGGTATTTTACAGATGGACTTTCATCCTTTCTTATTGACCCTTGATCGTGCATTTTTCTTCTCCTTTTTAATTCCCTTTTGTATGTATATCATAGCACATTCAAAATTTCTTGCAAAGTGTTCTACGATACCATTGTGTATTATGGCAAACTTTCTACCATTTGACGGAACTGCCGCCCACATCCCATCCTTTGTGACATAACCATTTGGTTGTCCAACTTTAGGGTCTAGTAAGGATGGAAATCTGGTAGGATAAAAGTTCTGATAGTTAGAATTTCGCATTGACACCAATTACTCTTGCATTTGGATTTCTTGCGACTGCAACTTGTCTTGCTTCATCGTAGTTACGAGCATTTACTTGCTCAGTAAATACTGTTCCTGCAACGAATAGTTTGACTTCACATTTCATAGGTTATCTCCTTTGTATATTATTATTATATAATATCCAGAATGTTTATGGTGGGTTCTTGTGCCACTTTCTGAACTGGTTGATATTCTTGCACTCTCTTCTGAATTAAGTTACCATAGTCCTCATGTAGTTCACACCCTATGTAATCACGACCAAGTGCCTTTGCGACTGCTGCTGTAGTGCCACTACCCATGAATGGGTCAAGTATTATATCTCCTTTCTCACTCCCTGCAAGGATGCAAGGTTCAATTAAGTCAGGTGGATATGTGGCAAAATGTGCTTCACGATATGGTTTATTGGTTACTGACCAAACAGATCGTTTATTCTTTGTTGGATAACTTTTTGTAAGTCCCGAATGTGGTTGTAGTCCTGTTCCTGTGTTATGGTATTTTCCGTTGGTTCTATCTCGTGTTCCCCAATCTTTTGCGGGTTCTTTGATTGCTTCATTATCGTAGTAGTATTTTTTATTCTTACTAAACAAAAATATATATTCGTGCGACTTCGTGCATCTATCTCTCACACTCTCAGGCATTGGATTTGGTTTATGCCATATTATATCTTGTCTGAGATACCATCCGTCTGCTCTCATTGCAAAGGCGAATTGCCAAGGGATTCCGATAAGGTCTTTTTCTTTGAGTCCTTCGATTCGATTTCCTCTACGAGGACACACATCTGGTAGGTCTTGTTTAGTATTTGAGACACTTTGTCTTGGTAATCCTTGTCCTTTTCCAGGTCTGTAGTTATAGTAACTATCCCCAAGATTAACCCAACAAGTTCCATCATCTGTAAGCACATTG